CTATCACCAACACTAACGCCTAATGGGTTCAATGATAAAGTTGAAACACTATCACTCATCTTACTTAATAGACCCTCTATTTCGTCAATAATAGGTATTAAATCATTGACAATACTGGCCCCAAAATAACCACTTCTGTCTAGGTCACCACAAGTATAATGTATCGGTAGTCCTGTTGGATTATTGTATTCACCAACCAGCGTACCATTAACATATTCAGTTACTTTATCAGTATCATAAACCGTTTTGTATTCAACATTGTTACTATTATCTATCATATATTCTACAAACTGAACGTACTTACCACCATCATCATAAATAGGATAAGCGTATTCAGGTCTGATTACCTTTGACTTAACAACTCCGTTTTCATCCTTATAAACATACTCATAGGCGTTGCCATAAGTATAAATATCTTTTGCTATCTGATAATCGCAACTATTATAGAACGCCTTTTTATATATAGACATTAATAACTTTAATTGTGCCGAATCGCCATTTAGTGTAACTGGATTACCTAAGATATAACTAGCGTGAAAATCAACAATACTTTTAATTGATTGTAATACGATTTTAGCAGTTGTGAATTTTTCACCCTTGAATTCAAAATCTTTCCTTTGTTTTATTTTATGGACACCATCCATATAGTTCTTTATTTCGTTAACCCTTGCTATGTTATTCATAGCAGGTATATTATCTATTTGCATATATTTTACTCCTATCTCTGTTTTCTACCCTTATATCCTTAAGGAATATTGCCGTATATATCTATATTTATCGTTTTTATTGTCGTTTAGGTATAATCTATCGAACCAATAATTAAACCGATTAATGATACCTGATACCGCTTTTGATTCCTTGTATCGCTAATGCGGTGGCTATTACCGTGTCGTCGTGTTTTCCACTTTGGGCGTTCATTGAACCATCTGAATATTCATAGGTTTTCATTTCGCTTAGAAGGTTAAGCGATTTAATCACTATATCATTATTTTCAAATAACTCTACAAAGTCATCAATCATTATAGGTTTGGTTTTCGCCGTGGTATTAAAGCCGATTTTCTTGACCATTTTGCCACGAACATCATAATCTTTATGTTTGTAAAGATTACGATAATGATAGATATTTTTTAATCGATCTAAAATAACGTGACCACCACTTGCCTTTTCTATTACTACCAAAGCGTTGTTATACCATTTTGCCAATAGATATACTACCTTTGCTACTTCGTGGGGTTGGGTCTTATTTGACCTGAACTCTGCCACCTGTACTAAATCATTAGTGTATATGTGTATTACGCTATAATCAGACCCCAGCCCCTCAGAACCATCAACCCCCATAACGTACTTTTCACCGTGTTCAGGTGTGTTCCAAACCGACAAATAACTTCTAAGGTATACTTTTATCTCGGCTGGTATATCATCGATTTTCTTTAATGTTTTCAAGGTTTTTACCGCATTGTATACTTGTTGTATATGACGTGCATTAAATATATTTTCGCCTGTTGTTAAAAATGCTTCTATCGGCGTGGCCGGAAATTCCTGTTTGAACTTACTTTCACCACTATTTTTTATCTTGATTCTTCGCCACATTAGTTGTTCAAGGGTTGCCCCCATATCTCTATATTGTAGTTCGTCTTGTTCCAAATCTTCATCGGTTAAAGCCCCATCATTAAGGGCAATATACTTTTGTGAAAACTCCTTATATTCGTCAGCAAACATTTGTTTATCATCAATCCAACTGAAAAAGAACGGATTATATAATGATTCCTTATTTTCGGCTTTGTCCCATATATTTGCAAACTCGTTAAACCCATTGGCGGTTGATTCAAGTATAATCTTCCCATCGGGCAGCAACGCCTGTTCAACTGCTAATATATGCTTCGCCACAACATCTTGCTTGCAAAACGCTACCTCTGATATATGGCAAAACTTAATCGAACTACCACGGGCGATTTCCTTATTACCCATTGTACATACGGTGATTTTAGAACCATTATCAAATTTTAATTCTTTTCGATTATTCGCTATGTCTTTTAATTTAATTGCATCAGGCAAGTTATTATAAATGAATTTTAGTTTATCGAAAATTATATCTGCCGAATCAATACTATAAGATATTAATAAACAATGATTATTTGCACCTGTCAGAGCATACCACAGTGATAAAGCACAACTTATAGAGGTGATGCCTAATTGCCTTGATTTAAGGACAACGTTATACTTATCGAATCCATTAACCAACTCTTTCTGTTGTGGGTTCAATTGAAAAGGTACAACTATACCATTCTTATCAACTATCTTGCAAAACGTTTCAATCCATAATATTGGATTTCCCATTATTATCTTTAATTTTTCCGATAGCATCATTAGTTATCACCATCTTCCAATTTAACCCCTTTGAGAATCGCCTGTAACTCTGTTTCCTTTGAATCAGCGAAAAACTGCTGCGAGAAATCAGTAAACGCCTTAAACGCGTTGGTGTCCTCTTTTGCCTTTTCGTAATATATATTATATAATTCAACTAATTTTTTTTCGTGTTGTGCCTTTAGTAACATCTTAATCGCTTTTTGAACACTATCTTCTAACAGCCACCTTTGGGCGGTCTTTTCCGTAACACCCTTTGGCATCATTGGATAATATTCTTTTAAATCTTCAAGTGTTTTGAAGTCCTGCGGTAGTAGTTCTTTAGCGTAAAGCCAACATATATATCTCATTTTGGTTTCGCTTGTGACTTCTTTTAACTGTGTCAATATTGATTTTTCGCCCTTTGGCGTTCCCACTTCTTTTGGTTTGCCTGTTTTACCAGCCATTTTTAACCCCTCTTTCTACCTATCAAAAAAGGCGTGTATTATCACGCCCCTATATTCTTATTTACTTTTAAATTTTTTCATATTCTTTATGAAATTTTCATCTTGTTTTGAAAGTTGAAACGTATCATCAAATAAAGAATTGTGCAAGTTGGGTAGATTTAACGAATAACCCCATTTATTTACACCATTAATTTTTTCACTATTTAATTTATGTTTCATTCTTTCACCCATTAGGGTTCTAAACGTATTATCAGGCGATTTGTTTTGTTTAATATAATTAGTATTATTATTGATAACAAAACACCTGTATCTATTTACATATCCAAATCTTTTATCCATTCTTTTTATAGCAGGAAAATATACTTCATTTCTCCACGAATAATTCCATATAAGTTGTGTAAACGTTTTATCAGTATTATTTTCAAAGTTATATTGATTAATCAAATCAATAGTCACCTGATTAATACTATCATCTATTATTTCTTTTTCTCTGCTAGTGACTTGAACCAATTTATTACTATCATTTCTTTGTACGCAATAGGAAGAATAATAACTAAAATCTCTATATTGATTTGTCAAATATATAAAAGTTGATTCATATTTCTTTCTACATTCTGTTCTCAACTCGTGTATATATTTGTTTAATTCAATTTCTTGATTATAATTATTATCTATTTTGATTCCTGTTAGAATCATTAATTCTTCATTCGTATAAAATGAGGTTTTTAATCCTAATAGAGTATCAACAAGTGAATCTATATATTTACTGCCACGCTTACTATAACGATCGTTTGTATTATATATTTGCACTACTTGAATTTCATTAGAGATTTTACCCCTTTTTATCTTACCAGTTTTTTCATAACTTATATATTTGGATAATGTTTTATCTTGTTCTTTTCGCTCTTTACTTCCATTTGGTTTATCTAAACCTAATTCACGTTTCAATTCTGATAAAGTATTATATTTATCCTTGATGTGAATTTTATCTATATTCTTTTGAATATCAATATCAAATCTATTCATTTTTTCAACCTACTTTTCTTTTCAACCTATCTTCACCCTACTTATAGTTTCTACTTATAATTTTTGTTATTAAGCCATAATTGATATACTTCTTTGGTGTCATCATATCCGAATACCCAATATATTTTATTCGTATTCTGATTGACCCCAGTATCAATTACTATTGCCCCGTTCAATACATAAAATTTTGCCTGTTCAGGGTTGTATATATATTTTTTATTGTTCATTTTTCAACCTACTTTCAACTCTTAATATAATCGACCAACGGTCGATTATATATATTTATAAACCTTCGGTTTATAAATATTATTAATTACTAATGCTTTTTGGGGGGGTATAAAATTACATATATATAATGTATTATATATGGCGTTTTAATACCCCCCAAAATACATATACATATAAAATTGATTGTCGCCAGACAATCAAAGTTAGCATCTGCTAGTGTGTATTCGTGCTAGTATTCGTGCCACTTCCCTTTATAGTAAAAGAAAATCGACACGAAATATATAAAGTTTAATATATATCTCTATATATATTATTCAATATTTTTTGGGAAAAAACCACTACTAATTTCATTGTTGATTTTTTCGTTATAATATTCTGCTCGGTTTTGAAACCATTTTTCATATAACGGTTGGCAGTCATAGTAATTAAAAGCCACCCAAAAATTATTGCTACTCTGATTTACGCCTACCCCTAATGGGTGGATTCCTTGTTCAATAAAGAAATTTGCCTGTCTGATATTGTAAATATATTTTACATCCTTCATTTTTTTTACCTCTTTTATAATGTGTGGTTAAGCCACTTAATGTATACTTCTTTCGTGTCATCTTTTCTGAATACAAACACTATTGTGTTCGTTGGTTCATCGGCAAAATAGCGTTCTGCTTCGACCCCAGCCAATAAATATTTTGCCACCTGTGTTAGATTAAATATTGCTATTTCATCATCATCTATTTGAGATTTTATTCTTAATAAATCTTCCTTTTTTATCATACTGTTTTATAATCCTCTCTGTTCTATCATCCATTCCGATAACGATATTATTCGTTTCCGATATATTAATTTTGCTTTGCCTGATTAGTTGATTTATCTGTTCTATTAAATCGATCGATTTATTATATTCATTTTTTATCTTCATCATTCTTCACCATTCTTTACCTATAAAAATAAGAAAAACTAATTCTATTTCGATATACCATTGCCGAACTGAAAATGTTGATATAATCAGGTATATTAATATTAGTGTCGGCATTAAGAGTATTCAAATCTTTGATTTTTTTATTAAATAATAACCCATTAGGGTTTTTAATAAAAAGTCCCTTACTATGGGATATTTTTTCTAAGTCAATATCACATATCAACCTACCATTACTATCTATTTCGATATTCTTGTTTAATCCATATTCTCGAATTAGATTATAATAATACTCTATACTGTCTTGGTTGACAATTCCATTCAAAAAATCTAAATCCATTAATTCAACCCAATTATCCCATTGTTCAGGAAAAGTAAAACGCTGCTTAAACCAACTATCAACACATAATAGCAGTTGTAGTTGTTCGTTATTGAAGTAATCAAACGATTCGTTATACAAACTAAATAACATCATCAGGGTTGAACCAGCGTATTTATTTGTATAGTTACTTTGATTTATACCTCTATTCAGATTGATTGATTGTTTATTCGCTATCCCTTGAACGTGATTGCCAAATGCCTTGCTATTGGTTAAATCACAATCGACATAAATCGGTTCTTTTCCATTTGCCTTATCATTAACCCATAATGACTTAAAATCGTAAAATCCACCAATTTCAACGCCGAATTTTTTGCTTAAATATAGGCAAGAAAGCCAACTATCCAAATCATTCGTTAAAACTAGATAATATCTTTCTTTGTCTATTGCTTTCCACCATTCAGGAAAACAATCTTTTATATTTTCTTTCATATTTCACACCATTTTTAGTCGCTATAATTAGTGTCCTTTTAGTCCTTTTTATGGTGTGAACTCTTTTGATTAAATCAGAGTTCGTACTCTCCTTTAATCCTTTTATTCCTTTTTATTTCTCTTTCTTTTTCTTATTAGC